AATCAGTAACCACAAAATTATAATTGAAAGTTGATCCACCAACCATACTTAATTTTATTTTATATTTATCGTTATTTACATCGCCCGTCTTATTACTAAATCTAACAATAACCCTGCTTGGTTTTCTTGATGAAGTGTCTATATCTAAGCCTTGTTCAGTTTGAGCAATCTGAAAATTTACTCCCGAATTTAAAGTCCAAATTAAACCTCTTGTAGTTCCCTCTAAACCACCACTATTTCCACTTGCCACCCAACCTTGTTTGCTTGTGCTTTTAGTATGAAAACCATATCTTATTGGAAATATATCATTCCAAATCGTTTGATCTGTTTCTACCACACCAAAACCAAAATTAGAAAGAGGGTACATTGCACCCCAACCATTTGCGTATTTCATCTTATTTCTTTTTATTCATTAAATACCACTTATGTATAGTGTAACCAATTGAAACCGATAAAAGCAATATTTTTAGTATTGCGTCTATATTAGTAAAACTAATCATTAAGCTACTTCCATTTAAAGCATATATTTTAAAATCTGTTAAATTCATTTTATTCTTGATCAATACCCAAAACTCTATTCCAAGGTTGGGTCGGGTTAATTTCATAGGTTTTCCACCCATAAGGGCTCTCGGTTATATTTTCCCAAAGTACATCAACTGCTAAGGTTAAATCTTCTTCCACTTCCATTTTTTTTTCATCTTCTCTGCTGTGTCCTAAATGCAAAGCAAATTCTGATTTAATTGGATTAGGTAACAAAATTGGTGTATAACCTAAATCTTCGGGCAATCCTTCAATTTTTTTTAAATATTGTTCTGCGTTATCAAAAACGTATTTTTTGTATAATATCATAGTCCTTGTATTTCGGTATTAGTTAAATTTCTTTCCCAAACACCAAATTCTTTAATCCAATATCTTGTTTCTGCTCTCATATCAAAATAAGTTCCATAAACTTTATCGGTTGGAAAATAAGTTGTACCCGATTGAAAAGATCTATCAGTATCATACTGAACACCATTAATCCAAATTCCATTATCTTGAAAAACCACTTTATTTTGTCCATATGGTAAATCTACCATACCTTGTGTGGTTGGTGTTTGACCATTTACCCAAACACTTAATTTACCTTTTGGCGACCTAAGATAATAACTATTAAAAACCTCATCTGCTATAAAAAATGGGTTTGCAATTACATTATCGTTGTAAAATTGAGCAAATATTTTTGGTGTATCGTCTGAAACCCAAATATTAAAATAATAAGAATAAGTAACACCTGCAGGTTGAACTTGTGGTCCGATCACTTGTCTAAATCGTGTTTCTGTTTGGAAAACAACATTGCTAATACTTTTGTTAGTAATATAAGGTTGTATTCCACTTGAACTTTCCCAATTTAAAGAACTTTCGGGTGGTGCTGTTACTTTTTTTCCTCTTGTTGTAACATTCGGTTTAGAAACATCGAAAAATTGTCCTACATCTGCTAAATAACTTGTGTAATCTAAATTATCTTGTGCTGTTTTCCATTGTGCAGGAGTTTTACCAATTTTTATAGGGTATAAAGCAAAATATCTTCCTACTTTGTTTAAAAAACTATAATTAACTCGCATCTGTATTCTATACCAACCATTGTTATATTTTTCTACTTCAAACTCATCTAACCAACCCTCTTGTACATTAGTGGGGGAAATTAAAGAAGTCACTTGTTCGGTTTCAAAATTAAAAATTGCGTAATTATTAAGACTAGTTGAAAAACTATTATTTTGTAATTGTATTCCAACTTGGGTATTTAACGATCCTCTTTTAACAAATACACTTGCCGACCATTGATTTAAAAATATAAAAGATGAGTTTGAATTATATCCAATGATTTGATACAAAGCGCCATTTAATGGGGTGTTATTGTATTGACTACCCGTAGTTGTATATCTGAAAAAATTTTCGTTATAAGGATCAACGTCATCGGTTACAGAATTTATTTGCTGTAAACCCATAATCCCCCAATTTGTAGTGTCTAAAAGGTTGTGAGTAGATTTAAGATATTGTTGAGTGTGTGGTACCATTGAAAAAGACGGACAAGAATTATCCTCAAAATTAGAAAAATCAATGATCGGTCTACTTTTATCATTACAACCAAAACCAATGCCTTGCCTTGACCAAACACCTAAACGGGAAAAACTATTCATTGGTGCATCTGTGTACCAACGTGCGTGTCTAATTCCATTTGTGTAAGTCGGATTAGCACCACCACCCGTGTAAACATCTATTGGTAATTGACCAACAGAATAACCTTTACCACCAAAACTATTACAAAGATTTAATTTTGGCTCAACTTGACCACTTGGTATAGACCATATTTTAGCTTCGTTTTTTACACTCATAATTTATTTTCTTTGGTGTATTAATTTTTTTTAAGAATTTATATAATAATTCTATATTCTTCTTTTTTGGTTTACTTTTTCTGATCATAATACCCAACCAACAAAATTTGCATCGTGATCGGGGTACATTTCTCCGTTTTGATTAGCTGTGTACTCGGGAAATAAATTGTTATTAAAACACATATAATCCAAAAATCTTCGGGTATAAAATTGAGCAAAGTCTCTATGTTTATCGACTAAATAATCAATCTCATTTTTAGTTGCATTAGAGCTATTTTCAGAGGTGTGCTTAAAAACCCCACCATTTGCCACTTGATATGCAGAAAATGGCAAATAATCCACCATTGCAAAATGTATTAGCATATCCTTTAAATAATCTTGGACTAACAATAAATAATCGCCCGTTAAATTATCTGCTATAATGTCATCAGAAATTTTATTGTACAAAGCACCACCTAAATAGTTTTGTATATGTATTTCCTGCGCAATTTTAATAAATTGTATAAACTTGTCAATATCCACGTTCCCGTCTATTATCGTGTTGCGTTTTAAGTCGTTTGTTGTTATAAATAGTGCTGTTGGCATAATTTTATCCTTTATAATTTGGGTGGTGTCCGTTGTCTTTCATATCTTTTGGCGCTATTTTGCTTTCCCTTGTTCCTCTTGGACTTGGGATATAAGATTTTGGTATATCTTTAACCTCATTGTAATCATATAATTTATCCGACTTTTTGGTTTTGTCTTTTAAGCGATATAAAATTTGCTTCCAAAAATGCCCACAATTAACTCCACCTTTATACTTAAATAAATCATATGCTTGTGGCTCTGATGCACCTTTTGGTCTGTGTCCAAATTCTCTGTTTACTCCGTCTCGGCTTGCTTTATCAATATCCTCTAATCTATAAACCTCTCCGTTGTCAGATTTTCGCATCATTATTTTACAAAAAGGTCTAATATTTTCGCTTGAATATTTTTCTGCGTATTTGTACCTTATTTTATAAAATGATTTATCCAAATAACTAAAACCACTTGGTTTTGCTGTGATTGTGTCTGCCAATTTTTCTGTTAGTGATTTTTTTGGCTCAATTAAAGTACTTGCCCATAAATTATCGTCCTCAATATCATAATTTACTTCTCTTGTATCAACAATTTCCCATTCCTCATTAGGAACAGAACTATCAATATGCAATAAAATATCGTTTGCAACTTGATCATCTAAATGTGATGCCATTTTTACACCCGTTTCTTCCTCTTTAGTTTCCTCATCAATTAGTGTTTCGTCAATGTCGGTAAATTCGAGTGGTTGAAGTGTTTTAAAGTATAAATTAAGGCTTATCCCATTGTAGGCGAGTATTTCATTAAAAGCATCTATTAAAAGCTCTTGGAACGGACGTATGACGGTATTATCCATAAGTGTTGATGCTGTTTTTAGTTCGTCAGCATTATTACCTAAACCACTATTGTCCTTAATTCCTAATAACATTGGACTAATAACTCGGTGTGCCACCATAATTTTACGCATACTTTCATCTGATAGAAATTGGTATTGGTTATGAGCATCACTTAGTTGGATTGCTTCAATACTACTTTCCGTATCAGCATTTTCGTTAAAACTTAGAATAAAACGACCTGCGTTAGAACTTCCACTATATTTG